ATGGCGGAACATTATATAGAGGCTTCCATTTTGACAATCAAAAACAACATGATCAATTACTCAAAGATATTGAAGATGGATCGGTAGATTTTAAAGGACCGTCTTCATGGACTACGCATTTAAATACTGCTATAGGATTTGCAAAATCTAAAAAATCATATTTTCCAACTCTTGAATTGATGAAGGCTGAACGTGATATGAATGACCGCGGTGATCATATGACTGGATATGGTGGCATCGTTATGGAAACTAAAGTCGGGAAAAATATCGGGTGTGATGTAAGGAAAAGTAGTTTTTCTAAAGAAGACGAAGTAATTTTACCTGATGGGCATTACAAAATTAAATTGAAAGAATTAATTGAACCATTCCATCGCAAATACGATACCCCTGAAAAAGTTGTAGATATTATATCGCAATTAAAAAAAGCAAAGGAAACTAATTCGAATTTAGATAAACTTGTTGATTTTGTTAGAAGATCATGGATTAATAAATTAACACCTGAACAAGTCGATGTGGTGATTAATTATACAAACAAAAAAGCATTTTCTATTCCAGCCGCAACACTAGCTGAAAGAGCTATATCATGTGATTTTAGAAAAAGAGTATTCGAGACCGATGGCTCTTTACGATTAGAAGTATATGCTAAAGTCCCATTTGACTTCATTCTTTATAAAAAATCAACAGAAGCAATGCAAAAGAAAATAGACAAGTTGATCTTAGTAATGGTTAAGGCATTAGGCAAAGAACTTAAGAAAATAGAAGATGCTAAAAACTTTGATAAGATTGAAGAATTTGATATTGGTGGCGTAGATGCTTTACGTCAATTTATGCCATCCGAAACAGATGAAATTATTCAACCACTTCGAAGAATGCTTGGTGACAAATATCACCAATTGAATTCTAGAGAAACAAATAAAACGCTGAAAAACACTGATGATTTTTCAAAGCATGCTAAAAAAATAGGTGCAGTAATTACGGCTATGTCAAAACTATAAAATAGGTCGGCTTCCGGTATAAATACTGAAGCCGATTCCGATCTATTCACATAGGTGGGTTTTCGTCTCATTTACCCATTATAGGAAAATTATGTTAGTAGATACACTATCATTTATGACTGGCTCAACACTCGGAAATGCCCCAGTCGAAAGCGGTTCCACACTTCCATCGACATCAACAGCAGACATAGGTGAATTATATTATTTAACTGGATCTACTTCCAGTCTTTATATTTTTAATGGGGCTTCTTGGCAAACCAGTGCTTCTTCATTGATTACTTCCTTCATGGATAGAATTGGTGCTATTACACTCCAAACTTCAGACATTGTTACAACACTTGGCTTCACCCCGGCAAACGCGGCTACATCAGCCCCACTGTTGTCTCCTGCATTCACGGGAACGCCGTCAGCGCCAACAGCAGCGTTTGGGACTAATACTTCTCAACTAGCCACAACAGGGTTCGTAGTCACACAACTAGACGGTGGTCCTCAATCTACCAATCTAACTGAAACACTAACTATTGCAGCGACAGCCGGAATTACTGCAAGCGGAAACATTGCGACTGGATTAACTTCTAAATTCATGGTATTGATGGTTCAAGCAGTCAACTCACTAACTTCACAAAATTATTCACTTAGTATCTATGATGGTAGTACATCAGGAACTTTATTGTACCAAGCTTCAGGAATTACACAACGGACTTACATAGATACTGGATCTTTCTTTGTGCCTGCACTTAGTACCGGAAATCTATTTGTACAAATAACAAACATTGATGCTGATGCTATGTCTTTAGCAGTATCGGTACTAATAATCAAAATACAATAATGACAGCATTAGTAAATTACACAGATGTTTTATATGTTCAAAGTAACCAAACTTGGGATGGAGTCGGCGCAAATTATATTGATAACAGAACCAAATGGTTCAATTTAAATAATTCCAATCTATCATTGATCAGCCCAACATTCACCTTACCAGGTGGAACAATAGTAAATGGCGCCGCTTGGACATCAGATAGTGGGCCAAATACTATGGCCATTTCAGAACAAGAACCTAGAGCATTTTGTTTAGTTGGTAAAGTCAATTTTACTTTTACAGGAACAACATTATTAATCCGGTTAAATACCGATTATGGTTGGGGTAATGATCATGTTGTATACATCGATGGAGTCCAACCTACAAGTATATCAGGTATTTTAACAGCTGTCAATTCCGTAAGTTGTGATAGCGAAACATATGGGTTTCCTGGTCCGGCTTATGTAGATGTGTTGATCGCAGATGGTTTAACAAATACATCACACACTGTTGATATCTATGTTAATGAAACTGGCTCTAGTTTCTTTTCTTTAGCCGGTTTTAAAACTGCTGGATTTGTTAGTCAAAATATTAATCAAACGGGCATGTATATCATGCCACCAAGTTATGAACTAACTCAAAATGAAACTACTCTAACTGTTTTAATGAAGGGCCCAAACACTATCCAAAATGTGACATTAGCATTCCCATCTGGATTAGTCAGTGGAACAAATACAGCATTATCAACATTAAGTAATACTGCATTGACAACTTCATTACCATCAAGTCAAGAACTATTACCAAATTTTACTGGGAGTGAAGTCAGTGGTGCATTCACTTATGCATTAACTTTGTCTGGGCAATATCCGGATCCAACTGGGGTCATAGTAGAAAATTCAACTGCGACATTATTAGCCAATAGTTCATTATTGACTCTTGGTGGAACATCTTGGGCTATTGATAATTCTGCACCTGGTGGAGTTCCAAGAATTTATTCTGATGCAAAGGGGTCCACTACTAATGAATTAACATTCTCATTTCCTGGTTCATCCTTGACTATTACAGTAGAACAAAATTATGGATATGGTACATTAGGAATTTATAACACTTCTAATACTTTATTGTATTCTATTTCATGTAGTGCTGATGCCGATCAATTATATTCAGAGACTTTTACAGGTTTTAGTACCGGTACAAATACTGTCCATCTTAGAAAAACCACAACCGATACGACTGAATATGTAGTCTTCGTATCCGCATCATGGCCTATTTCTGAAACATTTACCGAAATCACAGAAACAGTTAATTTGGTAATCAATGCATCACAACCAGTCGCAACTCCAGTTTTAGGTGTAGCCGTTGGCGAATTCAATATGACATTCAATCAGCCAATTGAATCATCATCAAATTTAACAGCAACACCAGTTCAATTGAATACTGATATAGCATACACTGAAGTCCTAAGTAGATTTCCAACATTTGCAGTATGCTATCAACCAGGTTTTGCAGATATTTTATCTCAATATGATATTTTGATTGTTGATCCATTTGCTGCTCATGCTGCTGATGTTTTAGCTTGGCAAGCACTTGGTATTAAAGTATTCGGGTATATTTCCCTTGGTGAAGAAGATGGGTTCTATTCTAATCGATATGATTTTACTTCGGCTGCAGGGCCATATGTAGGAAATGGCGAAGGACCTGGAGGAACAGCTGGATATTATTTGAAAGGTGGATTCCAATCTAGAGAATGTAATGAGTGTGCTAATGATAATCAAGCTATCCTAGGAACAAAAACTTGTGCCTTATCTCAGCCAATGTATTATCAACCATTAGGAAGATGTTCATCTTCTTGTAAGTTTGATAGCTTAGATGGATATACAGCATTTTCTACTGGTGGTGCATGTGGTGCGGGATTCACTAGTGCTAATAATTGGAAACGAGCATCGGCTAATTCAGCATGTGTTAATACATCATGTCCTTCATATTATCCAATTCACCAAATTCAAACAGGAACTAAATGCCCTACATACTCGGCAGCTGCTAATTTATCAAATGGCGCATATCTTCAGGATTTTAGCATATCATCTCCGGATACTCCAGATCAAAATGGGGTCTTTGCTTCTTATTATACAAATCAATCTAGCTCAAGTGGTTGGTTAAGCAGAATCCAATCTTATTATGCACCAACAGTATTGGGTGGCCCTATTATAGTCACAGGAGAATCTATCACTGTTTCTGAAGCTACAATTTCATCTGGTTCGGTGTTTGTATTTAATACTGCGCAATATCCAATTGATCCGGACGCAACTATTTCTGTTATGACTGCGGGTGATGCTGTGACTTATACAGCAAATGTTGATTTTACTTTTGATATGAAAACTGGTGCATTTGTATTTAACACCGGGATTACTCCAGCTGTTATATCTGGACAAGTATTGACTATTAACTATACTAAGAAGGGTCACACAATGGATGGTATTTTCATGGATACTATTGATGATGCTGATGTATATCCAGCAATAGGAAGTGAAATGTCTTCAATGATTAATAGTTTAAAATCATACGTTGGTGAAGATGTTATGCTATTATCGAATCGCGGATTTACTAATTTAAATGATTATATCCAATCATGCCATGGTGTTATGTTTGAATCTTGGTTAGTAGATTGGGATGAAAATACCGGCGTTTATTCGATAGTGACTGATGAACCATCATTGTCATTTAATGATTCCATTAATGCACAATTACAAGAACTCAGATTGACTAATGTGTTTGACGTATACAGTTTAAATTATTGTGATGCTGGTTCTGCAGGTGAAACAATACAAGCATATTGTAGATCAGAAGATGCTAAAAAAGGATATCTATCTTGGCAATCCACTATAGATTTGAATAATCCGGCAGCAAATAGTGTAGTGACTACTCCAGGATTACCTATCACAACAAACAATTTTACTCGTATTCAATTGGAGACTTATTAATATGGCTGTGTCAAATACCCCAGCGGGTCCTAATCCATTTTTTACAAATCCGCCTATCGTTTTAGTAGTTCGACACGTTAGAGTTACCGGATCTGGAGAAGTTGTAGCTGAAGATGCTAATGACTTACATCGATATACATATAGATCATTTAATACTAGAGTATTTCCGCAACGTCTTGCTACACAAGCGGCACAAAGAGATATTCCTAATGTAGGCCAACAAAAAATTTCTTTCTAATATCATCCATTTAATAAATATAGGAGAGACATTTATAGGAAAATTATGTTAGTAGATACACTTTCATTTATGACTGGAGCAACCTTAGGGAATGCTCCAGTCGAAAGCGGACCGGCTTTTCCAACGGTTGATAGTGCAGACATTGGCGAACTATTTTATTTGACTTCTGGGCTTGCTGGTTTATATATTTTCAACGGCGAATCTTGGATATCTAGTGGAGATAGTACACTAGCAACATTATCAGATACATCAATTACATCACTAACTACCGGTGAAACATTAATCTATAATGGTACTAAATGGGTTAATACGCCATCTATTAACATTTCTCTATATGCCACTTTAGCATCACCGGTATTATCTGGAACACCATCAGCGCCAACTCCAATATCAAGCTCCAACAATACACAGATCTCAACAACCGCTTTCGTTGTTGAGTCTATTTCTTCAACACCAATAACTGGATTAAGCGATGTATTGATTACTGATGTTGTAACAGGCCAAGCATTGATGTATAGTGGGACCGAATGGACAAATCAAGATATTCCAAATTATGAAGCACAAGCAGAATATTGGGCGAATATTGCTCAAGAGGTCAATGCAAACCCAGTCACATTCAGCACAGTGACTATTAATTCTTCTATTGTTCTTTCTAATAATAATTTAACTGCGACTTTTATAGCAACCCAATCCGGAGTATTAAGTACTATCGGGTATAATAGTGGTAAATATTATGCCGAAGTAAAATTTGTTAGTGGTTCAGCTAGTGGTGATTGTTCGATAGGTCTTGCTCCTTCTACAGAGCCATTATCTAGCCAAATAGGATATAACGATTCTTCTGGTGCTATTGCGATATTCCAAAATAGCGGAAATATTTATCGCAATGGAACATCGGTTGGATCCGGTTCTCCATTTTCAACAGTTGGAAACACTGTTGGCGTTGCTGTCGATTTCACGAATAAATTGATTTGGTTTTGCACAAGTGGTGGTGAATGGAATGGAAGTGGTACAGCAAATCCAAGTACAGGCACTGGCGGCCTAGCATATACTAATACAGGCTTGATGTATTTAGCTGTTGCTACAGATGAAGCTTGTGTAATGACTGCAAATTTTGATGGAAGTTTCGTGACTACATGCCCATCAGGATTTAATGCTTGGGGTGCTAATCCATATACCTATATTATGCCAATTGGTACTACTGCTACTGCTGGTGGTGTCATTACTGGTTCATTGATGAATGTGACTCCGCTTGGTGTATTAAATCCTAATATTGCTACTTCGAATTCTTTAGGTGTTGCATCATTTGGTTCAGGATTATCTATTACATCAGGCCAAGTCACAACAAGCAAATTTACCGGTGTAACAACATTAAGTCCAGCTGGATCTACCCCAACAATAGATTTATCATTGAATACTCCAATCTATCATTTGATATTGAATGAATCTTCTGCAGTATTAGCATTTGCTAATTGTTCTGTTCCTTCTGGGTTTACACAAAGATTCACCACATATATCGAACAAGGCGTTGGCTCAAGTTTATTGACTTATCCAACATCAGTATTATGGGTTGGTGGTCCACCAATATTAGGTTTTACTGTTGGTTCAAAAACCATAATTGAATGGGAGACATTTGATGGCATTACATATTATGGTTTTCCAGTCGGTCAAATAAACCCAGCATAAGGATATTCTAATGTTACAAAGTTTGCGTGCTTCTGCACTAGATGTAAATCAACAGAATGTATTGAGTATTATAAATGGTTTAGATACCTTTTTAGCTAATGCAACAGGGGATGTCGATGATGATGGTGATAATGTAGCCAATGCTTATATTATCAATAACCAAGGGATTATTGCAAACAATCTCCACTTTGAGGGTGGGCCACAAGGATATTCACCAACTCAATGTGGAACAACTGAAGGTCAAGCATTATTAATCCAGGGATATTATTATATTTGGAAGGCCACTGGGAATCCAGCATATTTAGCTAAAGCAGAACTATATCTTAATGCATATATTACATATTTTTATGGCGGTATAGCTCCACCAAATCCGCCAGATGTTTATGCATCTAATTGGATGATCAATGCGAAAAATCCATTTACTGCATATGGACCAACCAGTATCCAAAACCCAGATAGTCCTGGATATCTAGGCATCCCTGTTACATTCACTAATGGAGTAGGAAATATACCAGCAGGTGGAACAACGTTTGGCGATCAATTAGTTAGACTTTACCAAGTCTATACGGGCCAATTAGGGTATGTTTCTGTTCAAGCTAATCCAACGGATGGCGGAGTTGATTTGCCTTTTACGTCATATACAGCGACCAACGGAAGCTGGGATTCGAATGGTGATTCTGTCTCTACACCAGAAGGTGCTATAGTCGGTAATATTGTTCTATCTGATTTGACCTATAATGGGACTGCAAATGTCGCATATGTTATTGCAGATGGTGGTGTAATAGAAAGAAATGCATTATTTGATGTATGGCCAACATGGCGCGCATTAACACCAGATCAATGGGGCAATTCAATAGACTCGGAACAATGGTTCTGCGAAATTTGTTTATTGATGTATCAAGCAACCGGAAATGAACTATACAATAATGTTTATTTAAGTTCATTTGAAACATGTGTTCAGGCTTCAATAGTTGATGATGTAACTACATATTTTAATCAGGAAGTTGGCGGACAATTATTCGATTATGGAATTTCATATTGGTGGGATTATAGTCCATCAACTAGTGTTACTACAATGGTGCGTGATATTTATGGGAACACAGTCGCTACAAAAACAGCCGAAACTGGAACTAGTGCTGGAACGGTTGCTATGGAACAGATTGCTATTTTTAATAGAATTGTCGCTGAAACATCAATGCAGGTTAATATGTCATTATCAAGTCCCACAGCTAGAATTCAATTTTTTACATTAATCCAACCTACGTTAAATGATGCAGGAGTTGAATATAGATATGCGTATCATCCAGGAATAATTTCTACTATTACTCCTCTCAATATTCCTTTCAATCAAATGATTTCTGTTACTGCAACTAGTGGTAACGATAATGTCATGTTAGATGGTGGGAGCTTTGTTCCATTTGGTAGTGCATACGGATCCAGTGAATATCAAACATTCACTGTTAATGGAACAACTTATACCGATTGGGTTGGTGTTCTAACTGTCCCTGATGTTGATTCTGGTATGGTGATTGGATTTTGGGATAATTCAATAACATTATTACCACTTGAATCATTGACATATAAAAGTCTAAATACTTATACTATGTATTTAACTTTGACTGATACTGCAGGGGTTAAATGGTGGTATCCACTTCCATATAGTGCAGAATGGACCACTATTACATTATCATCAGATTGGTCTGAATTTACTTTGGTTCCATATCAAACTCCGACTCCTACTGAAATTGTTCCATCGGTTAATACATTAATGGAGCAGATAATATTCGAAACAGATTCTGCTGATGCCGCATCAATTGCAGTATATTGTTGGGGCGAATTACCACGATATTATGTCCCATCAACCGATTGGTCGACCACATATTATCTCCATGTCTCGGATGTTAATGCATTTACATGGACTGTTGGTAATGTAGTAATTCAAAATGAATATCCGGCAGGATTAAATTATACTCCTGGTGTTGTTCCATTTTCAAACCAATATTCGCCATCAGTTAGAAGAAATGAATTTTGGCGCGGAACACCCTATGCAGGTTATCAATATCCGGTTAATTGGGCTAATCAAAATTTAACGACATATGTTGATAATTGTGTAGATTTTTATTATGATGCTCAACAATCATACCATTCTACTATTGGGGTGCTTGGTCCATTCAGCCCAGTTTATGTTTGGCCACGATACGATGATTTAGGTGCAGGCCCGGTTGATACATTTTCATGGGGTACAGATAGTCCTTATCCATGGGGTGGGTATGAAGCGCGAGCATTTTGGTCGGCTTGTCATCTTTGGGCTACTCAAGTTAGATTGGGGCAGCCAGTTAATGAAAAATTAATTACGGTTTGTCAGAATTATGCAGCTTACTTATTAAATTTTCAGCAGAATAATGGAGGATTAACTCCTTCAGATTTTCCATCTAATGCACCAGCATTTAATGATGGATATACTTCAGATCCAGAAACTAGTGATCCATCTAATGTTGGACATATGACTGCATTGTTTATGGCTGGGTGTATAGAAATGTTAAATGCTGGAGATAATACTGGAATTCCTATCCAAGTTATTAATGGATGCTGGTATCAATTACAAGATACTTATGTTATTGAACAAGGCACATATCAACATATGAGTGGTTCATATTCTAGTTATGTCGGCGGGTTTTATTTTTATGGCTTCTGGGGTGGTGAAATTTTAAGAGCTTTAGGCCTTCTATTGATATGGCTTAAGGAAGGAAATAAGTTAAGTTACCAATCAACATAATATTGATTTAAAGATCGACTCCTATATAAATATAGGAGTCGATTCATGTTTTAGCTAACATAGTTCGATAAAATAATCTTTATAGGAAAACTATGTTAGTAGATACACTTTCATTTACATCTGGTGCTACTCTAGATAATGCGGTGGTTGAGAGTGGTTCATCATTACCATCCACATCAAATTCATCTTTAGGTGAACTTTTCTATTTAACGGAAACTGCTCCTGGGCTTTATGTCTATAATGGAACAACTTGGATATTAACTTCAAATGTTCTTGGGACATTAGCTACACTGGTCGATGTTTCACTTAATGATTTATCTGAAGGCCAGTCATTAGTATACAACGGAACAAATTGGATTAATTCAACTCTCTCTGGAGATGGCGGCGCAACAGCATTTGATTCATTAGTCGGTGTTGTTATCACAAGCCCTAGCGCGAATCAACTTTTATCCTACAATGGAACCAACTGGATCAATTCGCCAGCACCAACATATGCATTTAGTGGATTGTCTGGTATCTCGTTGTCTAGTCCATCGACCGGTCAATATTTAACTTATAACGGAACAAATTGGATTAATTCTGCGCCGCCTACGGCCGCCCTAGCATCTTTGACTGATGTCACTATTGGAACACCAACAATAGGTCAACTCCTATCGTATAGCGGCTCTACATGGCTTCCAGTCAACCAAACATCATTGACTTACAAAGGAACATGGAACCCGGTTACCAATACACCAACTCTTGTATCTGGGACTGGATCAACAGGAAATCTTTATACAGTTAGTACTGGTGTTATTCCAATCAACGCTCCATTAGTTGGAACTTACTCTGGTGATGGACAACATTTTACTGTGACTTCTGTAACAGGTATTGTTGTTGGTATGGCAATGTATTTTGGTACTACATTTTTAGGATATGTTGGTAGTATTTCTGGCAATATTGTTATTTTAACTGCAGTCAATAACCCAGGATCAATCTCTGGCAATCTAACATTCTATCCTACTTATTTGGATGGACATGTTCAATTCAGTGTTGGTGATACTGTTTTTTACAATGGAAGTAATTGGAATAAGGTAAATGGCAATTATTTTCCTGTTACTAGTTTCAATACTCGATTTGGCGATATCATTTTAAACCTAGGAGATATTACTACAGCATTAGGATTTACACCAGCTAATTCTACATTGGTTGCACCTCTTGCATCACCAGCATTGACTGGAACACCTACTTCTGTTACACCAAGCACATCAGATAGTTCTACTACTATTTCGACTACAGCGTATGTAAAAAATAATCTAGTTAATTATTTAACCAGTACTATTGCGGCCTCGACTTATCTTACATTATCTTCAGCGGCTTCTACTTATGCACCAATTTCAAGTGCATCATTAACAGGTATACCTACTGCACCTACAGCAACTACTGGGACTAGTACTACACAGATTGCAACTACTGCATTCGTCGCAAATACGATTATTGCATTGGCTGGTGGATTGAATTATACCGGAACTTGGAATGCTTCTACTAATACTCCAACTATCACATCTGGAACAGGGACCAAAGGAAGTTTATATAAAGTTTCTGTAGCTGGGACTACAACGGTCGATGGAATTTCGTCATGGAATATTGGCGATATGCTTGCGTTTGATGGAACTACATGGGATAAAATAGACGGTCAGTCAACTGAAGTATCTTCAGTTTTTGGACGAGTTGGCGCAGTAGTTTTAATGTCTTCTGATGTTTCATCGGCTTTAGGGTTTACACCGGCTAATGCTTCATTGGTGGCTCCATTAGCTTCACCAACATTAACCGGAGTTCCATTAGCCCCAACAGCAACGCCCGGCACTAATACAACACAAATTGCAACAACGGCATATGTTACATCAGCTGTTAGTACAGCGGCTTATGTACTTCCAGCTGCAACAACTACAACATCTGGTGGGATTATAGTAGGTACCGGTTTAACTATTAGTTCAGGTTCGTTAAGTGCAAATGTCCAAACTGTAGCCGGGCGCGCTGGCACAGTTGTGTTATCAACAACTGATATTTCTGGCATATCCGCCTATGCTCCGTTGGCCTCACCAACATTGACTGGAACTCCATTGGCTCCAACAGCACCATCTGGGACTAATACAACTCAAATAGCAACAACCGCATATGTCATGTCTGGCATATCCGCCTATGCTCCGTTGGCCTCACCAACATTGACTGGAACTCCGTTGGCTCCAACAGCAACATCTGGGACTAATACAACTCAAATAGCAACAACCGCATATGTCATGTCTGCTATATCCGGAATAAGTTCCGGTGTAACAGCATTTAATACAAGAACCGGGGCTATTACATTAACAACCTCAGATGTTGCAACTGCACTTGGTATTGCCTCTATGGCAAGTACTGCGATTGGTTATAACAGCAATTCAACTCTTGGTAATTTCTCTATTCTTCTAGGGTCTGCAGCAACACCTGCATTAGATCCAACTCATACAGAAGCCGGGATTACATTATCAAATAGTAATTTAACAGCAACATTTGCTGGTGGCACTGGCGTTTGCGTAACACTCGGTAATACTGGTTTAACTGGTGGTAAATATTATTATGAACTAACATTTGTTTCTGGGACATCCAGTAGTAATGCCGCAGTTGGTGTTGTTCCACAGACAGAAAGTTTGACAGCACAAATCGGATATAATGATGGGGTTGGAAGCACTGGTGTGTTCCAAACATCTGGTAATATTTACTATAATGGCGGAACTGCTGATGGTACAGCAGAAAACTTTTCAACAGCAGGAAATATAGTTTGTGTTGCTGTTGATGCTACAAATAGATTAGTTTGGTTTAGAACTGGGACAGGTAATTGGAATGGTAGCGGAACGGCTAATCCAGCAACTGATACTGGTGGTATCCCGATTGGTGGAACCGCAACAATCTATCCGGCATTCTGTTCTGATTCTGCTTCTGTATGGACTATCAATTTAGCTGGATCATTTACCGAAACTATACCTTCAGGATATTCTGCCTGGGCTAGTTCGGCTGGATCTGCTGCTATAGGTCTTGGTGATGTTTCAGTATCTGGTCCAATAAACCAACAAGTGCTTACATATAATTCATCAAGTTCTAAATGGATTAATACTTCGTTGAGTGCAAATACTGCACTTACTTCTATTTTATCGCCGTATGCATTGTTAGCTAGCCCAGCATTATCAGGAACACCAACAACGACAACAGCTTCATTAGGGAATAATACAACCCAAGTATCATCTACTGCTTTCGTATATAATGCAACTCAAGTAAGTTCATCAGTTAGTACAACTGGCGGAGCTACGATATTAAGCGCATCCCAATATGGCTGTGCTATTATTGTAGTGTCTGGAACATTAACTAGTAATGCAACATTGACATTTCCAACGTCCGGACAGTGGACTATATATAACAGTACTACTGGTGGATATTCACTAATCCTTACTAATGGTTCTGGTTCAAATATTACTACAGTTGATCAGAATGGAAGCCAAGAGATTATATCACTAGGTTCTACTGGGATGGTTGCATCTTCTAATACTACTCCATTGGCATCACTTGGCGATAGTACAGATAAAATAGCAAGTACCAAATACGTCACTACGGCAATTGCTGCAGCTATTGGAACACCAGTAGCTTTCAGTGCATATCAAAGTTCTGCACAAACTCTTTCTAGTACTACGTTTACTAAGATTCAGTTACAGACAAAAACTTTTGATACAACTGTGGCATTTGATAATGTAACAAATTATCGGTATCAGCCATTGGTTGCAGGTTATTACAGTGTGTCTGGTGCAATAACTATTGGATCTTCAACAACAGCAATAATTAGTGCAATTTATAAAAACGGATCTAGTTTTTCTGCTGGTGTTCAAGCCGCATCTTCAACAACCGGAACAGTTTCATCTGTAGTTTATTTAAATGGATCATCGGATTATATCGAATTATGGGGTTATGTCACTACTGGTCAAGCACTAAGCGCAGTAGCGACAAATACATATTTCACAGCAGTATTAACCAGTGCAACAGCTCCAACTGGGCCTTCACTAGGATTATTAACAGCATTACTAACAGCAAACACTTTCATGTAAAAGGAATTACAAATGACAGCAAATACAGCTCCGATTTATAGTGTATCAGCAAATATAAGCTGGGCGACAGCCGCACTAGTAACCGCAGTAACCGCGGTAACTGGTGTTGGTGCAACAAACGTTTTTACTGCGGGATCTAACGGAAGTCGAGTTGAGAAAATTCGATTTCGTGCACTTGGTACAAACGTTGCAACAGTGGCACGGGTATTCATTAATAATGGGTCCACTTTGGCTACTGCAACAAACAATATTTTATGGGAAGAAATAACACTACCAGCAACAACACTATCTCAAACTACCCAGTTGTTGAATCAGGAAATTTATTTGGGATTTGCTTTGCCTGCTGGATATACATTAGCGGTAACTATCGGTACAACTGTTGCAGCCGGATATGCGGTATCCGTTATTGGTGGTAATTACTAAAATGGAAATGTTTCATACTCCAATCAATTCAATAAATCCTCCAGTGAAATCAGAGAGTATTGATTATGTATGGGAGCAACCTCCAAAATTTAGTAATATTTCTGCACCATTTACTTCAGCTAATGCTTCATGTATTACTAATAATGGAACTGTAGCTGTTACTCTATTTAGCGGAACTGCACAAGGTGCTATTACATCAAATGGTACTAACTGGCAATTAGTCGCTTTACCAGTTAGTGATACTTGGTCTTCTATTACATATGGCAATGGTATTTTCGTAGCTGTTAGTAGTACTACAACAAATGTCATTTCATCACCAGATGGAATGACGTGGGCATTAGCGACTAGTGTTCTTACTGGGGCTGTTAATATAGCATACGGAAATAGTACCTTTGTTGCTATACAATATGGAAATTCGGTTGGAGCAACTTCACCAAATGGGATCAATTGGACGCTGATGTCTATGCCAAGTTCACAAGCCTGGCAAGCATTAACTTTTGGTAATGGTATTTTCGTATGTTGTGCATTTGATACAACAATAGCTGCATATAGTTCAAATGGAACTACATGGACAACTAGTACAATGACGACTACATCACAATGGTGGTCCATTACTTATGGCGGCGGGTTATTTGTCTGTGTATCAAATGGTGCTGCAACTATTAATACTAGCCCAGATGGGATCAATTGGACAGCACAAGCCTGGGATAATGATGATTACACTAGTATTTGCTATGGTAATGGTATGTTCATGGCTTGTGCAACATCTGGTGATAATGAATTTAGTACAAATGGTATTGCAAATACTTACGGAACAACATTATCATATACCGGTGCTAGTGGAATTACATATTTACCAACATCTGGTTTATTCATTATTGTATTTAGTACTGGTGTTTTATCAGTATCTAGTCCTACTGCTTCTGTTTGGACTGCTAATAATTATGCACAACAATATGCATGTGGAGCATATGGTAATTCAACTTATGTAATTCTATCTAACAATAATAGTAATGCATTTATATCAAGCACCGGATCCACATGGAAACAAATCCCATTACCTGTTTCTCAAATTTGGAGTTCTATTATATGGGGCGGCCGAATATTTGTCGCCTTTCCGGTAACTGGAACTACTGGTATGGTTTCATTAAATGGAGTTGAATGGACACTTATTACGTTACCAACCACATTAACGGCAGGCGCATGTATTGCATACGGTAATGGTAGATTTCTTGCTACTGGTGCTACCGCTGCCCAGGCAATGTATAGTACAGATGGAATAGAATGGTATGCTAGATCTCAAGTAGCCACAGGTGTTTCTGTTAATACATTTGGGAATAATTTATTTGCTGGGATAACAACCGGAACATCGGTATGTTCATCAACTGGAACACCACAGAACGCTTTTCCGAGAGCGGGTGCAATGCCGTCATCAACAACTTGGGGGTGTATAGCATATGGACGAGGAGTATTTGTTGCTATGAATACTACTACAGCTGGAGCTGTTTCTGTTGATGGATTATTTTGGAATCCAGTTACATTACCGGTTAGTGCAGTTTGGTCAAATTTACAATTCGTATTTGGTTCATTCATGGCAGTCGCAACAGCTGGATCAACTATGCTTCTCAGCTATGATGGAAAGAGTTGGAAAAGTTATGCGATGCCATTTGCGGCTGCATATGTCCAAATAGTAGTAGGAAAGAATAATATTGTTGTTATTGGTTCAGATGGAACTCTTTTAACATCACAAGACTTCAATGGTTCCAGGTATGGATTGTTAATGTAAAGTAAGAAGCAATTCAAATTATGAATAAATAGTTTTATCCACTAATAATAATTATAAACATGTCAACACTATCATCATTTAAGCTATTCGTTGTAGAAGACAAAGAACATGGATCAGGTCTAGATCGTGTTCTTAATGCAATCGAAAAACGTTTACCAGCATTACTAAATACTAAGCTCTATAGGTTCGGCGGTAAAGATGGTACCGAACAACTAAAATCTGGAGTCGGGTATTTGTATTTCTTTGGTAAGGGAAAAGCTTTCAGAATCAGAACTAAAGGAAGTACAATTATTGCATTTGACGTATGGACAAAATACGGAATGAATGCAACAGCAGATTACACAATTCACACTGAAAATCTCAGTGTTGCAGCAATTGCGTCCGAGCTAAAGAAGATTGCTCAATTGATTAAATCTCCTAAAGAAGGCAAAGTAGAAATTACTGCTGTAGAAGAAGCTAAATCTATTTCACTAGAGATTGGTGCTGATCTATTTGAAGCTAAAGGTGTTTCTCCTGAAGAATTTCTAAAGCTTGCTAAGAAAGACTTGAGTGATGCCCAAGTTAAAGATGTTACCTTTGATCAGATTGTTAAAATTGCTCGTGATAATAATGTTGGTGTTCCAAGCAAAAAATATCTTGATGGCCAGAAAGTTGGTCGCGGTCGTTGGTCTCTAATTCCTGGCGGTTCATCAGAAAAAGAATCGAAATCAGATGAACCAAATAAACCAGATTCTAAATCTTCAGGTAAAGCGGAACCAATTCTTTATATTAAAGTTACTGCGCAAGACCCAGTAACAAAACGATTTATTTCGGCTGGTGAAAATAAACAAGCCCAAGCTCTATATAATCAAATCCAAGATAAGCTTGCTGCTAATCCAACTGAAGAGGAAATGCGTGATGTCGATATGCTATATGGTCACTTATTTCAATTAGTGACCTTAGCATGTAAAGATAAACTTAAAGCGTTATTGATATATGGCGGGCCAGGGACTGGTAAAACCTTTACGATTATGGAAGCTATCAAGGCAGCCGGATTAGTTAAAGGTGAAGATTATGTTAAACTTTCTGGTAAGATTACTCCTACTGAATTGTATAAGACATTGTTTATGTTTCGTAAAGGTGGTTTAATTTTATTTGATGATTGCGATTCAATGTGGAAGAATCAAGATGCTGCTAATTATTTAAAAGCTGCATTAGATACTTCGCCAGTTCGTGAAATTTCTTCGGCAAATGCACAAACTAAAAATGTATCTAAATGGACAGATGATGAACGTGAAAAGTATAATACTTCAATGGATCATTATCTAGCTGGGACTCAGCCAGATGAAGAAGATGAAACTGAAGAAGAGGAAGAAGGCGATTCAAAGAGAGATACCGGTCTAGAAGATAAAATGAAATTCCCGTCTACCTTCGAATTCAGAGGGCGGGTAGTATTCGTTTCAAATCTTAAGAAAGAAGAATTCGATAAAGCTATTCTTTCACGTTCTGCTAAGATTGATATGTCATTGACACCAGAAGAAACACTAGTTCGTATCCGTTCTATTCTTCCTACACTTGGCGGGACTGATGTTTCTATCGAAGACAAAGAAAAATTGATAGGTGTTCTTTTAGATCTCAATAAAAAGAAAATCCTTGATGTAGTGACGATCCGAGAATTTGTAAAAGGTTTGGACATTGTCAGATCAGGCGCGGAAAATTGGCAAGAATTGGTAATCTACATGTAATTCTAGTTTTTAGGAGTGTGATTTGTGTATAATTGCATTTCCAAAATTAAAAAATAGGAAATGCAAATGGCCAAAACTCGTATTATGCTAGAAGATAGTGCAATGGATGCTATTTTGAAAATGGCAAATGGTAATGCCGGCGCAATAAAGGTATGCGTTGACATCTTGCACAAAGGCGCGGACATTGATCCAGACTCGCAATGAGTCTCCTTTTTTGTTACACTTTTTCCTACACATTCTTTAAGTTTATGTTATAATGATTCTAACGTAACGAACTTGGAAGTAAATCATGAAACTGACCACCGAACAGAAAGCCTTCATTGCTCAAATTCGTAAGCTCAAGAAGGAAGGAGCGATGAACTTTCACTTCACGTGTTGGGATGGAGATTTGGTGATTAAAAACAATGTATATCCGGACTGGATACTATTCACTCCATCTGGAGCAATCAGCAGCATTACTCGTGACATCGTGATGACTGGGACTCGTCAAATAGTGTGCAAGTGGAAAGGTGCTAGTGCACTCCCAACAACTGTTGCTAAATAAGGAAATAAAATCATGAGTATTGCATCTCAAGGCGTTATAACAGAAGAAGCCGAAAGTGGCCGGGTTGAATGGGTTGAACTGTCAAAGCTGACTTTTGATCTATGGCGGAATGATTGGTGGATCGGTATGGCGACTGGCGATACTGTTCAAGAAGCGCGCCAAATGGTGGTTGATGCTGGATATCCGGCAGATCATGAAATCATTATGACTCCGTTCTATGGACTCAATACAAGTAAGGAAACTTACGTAGCTATAACAGGTCGAAAAGCTAAATAAGGAAGTGAAATCATGGCACTCAATATTGCTCACATCCCGAAACAAATTATCAGTGATCTGCAAGAGCGAGGCCACTCGCTCGAGGCTATTGCAGATATGGATCCACAAAAAGCATTTCGCGAGTATTGTGAATGGAATGGCCTAATTCGGTGGGGCGATGCACTCTGGGATGCAATGGAAAATCTCAACCGCGCCGAAAAGAAATAATTCCAGTTTCGTTTTTAAAAGTTTTTGGTAAGATAAAGTATGGTTGACTTATTTAAAGGTGTTTATCATGGACTGCCTGAAAATTTGTATTACTTTATTCTGTCTATTCTTTAGTGCCTCTTCAAATGCCGATTGCTTTGAAGAGGCAGCTAATTATCAACATGTCAATCAGCTTTTACTGAAAGCTATTGCATGGAAAGAATCCCATAATAAACCTGATGCCATTCATAAAAATGATGATGGCTCAGTCGACATTGGTATATCCCAGATTAATTCAATTCATTTCTCAGAACTTTCTGAGTATGGTATTAAATCAGATCAACTGTATAATGAGTGCACCAATGTCTATGTTGCGGCTTGGCTTCTTAAACAAAAGATGGTAAAACACGGGAATACTTGGGCCGCAGTTGGTGCATATCATTCCGAAACCCCAGACAAACGTGAAGCTTATGCTAATGATATTAAAGACATCTTGTCTAAATGGGATGACACAAAATAAAGTTTTACTTTTTCAAGATATAGTATATAATGAATCAACATCAACAATCCTGGAAATATCATGTCAAATAAAACGAATCTTACAGTTAAAGAATTTGATGTTTTAGTCGAATCTGAAAAAGCTGAGCCGATATGGGCTCAAGCAGAAAAATCGATTATGGCATTGCCTGGGATGATTTTGACCCACAAACCGCCTGGACGCCACCCATCTATCGAAATTGATTATGATGAAGATGAAGAAGATTATACAAAAAAGATGGTGTACCTCAAAATGATGAGCAGCGGCGGTGTTACCGATGATGCGAATGGTATTGCATTACAAACACATTTGAAACAGCGCGGCATTGCGTTCATCTCTAATCGGCCACGCAGCCTTAGTATGTTGATTGTTGATTTTCTGAATGAATTCGTCAATCAATAATGATCTTTGTTTGTTGAAAGCCAGAATAATTTCTAGAAAAGAGACCTGATCAGGTCTCTTTTCGGGCATATAAATATTGCATATACTTACAATACAAGTTATGCAAAATCCAATTATTAATGATACAACTCTTCGTGATGGTGAACAAACTGCTGGTGTAGCCTTCACAACAAAAGAAAAATGTGATATAGCTCAAGCTTTATCTGATGCTGGAGTTCCAGAATTAGAAATAGGAATTCCTATTATGGGCGACGATGAGATTGAATGTATTCAAGCTATCACTTCATTAAATCTCAATTCCAAATTAATGGTCTGGGGTCGTCTAACAGATTCGGATCTTAATGCGGCATTACAATGTACACCAGACATTATCCATCTTTCTATTCCTGTATCGGATATTCATCTCCAATATAAACTCAGACAATCTAGAGAATGGGTTCTTGATGAAATTACCAGGGTTATTGGTAAAGCAGTCAAGACAGGATATAAAATATCCCTAGGTCTTGAAGATTCATCAAGAGCAGATCTTTCATTTTTAATCAAGGTTGCTAAACGAGCTCAACAGGTTGGAGCTTCCAGAATTCGGTTTGCTGATACTCTAGGTGTTTTAGATCCATTTTCTACCTATGAAAGTATTTCTAGAATATTAGAGATTGTTGATATTGAGCTTGAAATTCATGCTCATGATGATCTTGGATTAGCAACAGCAAATACCTTGGCAGCTTTAAAAGCTGGGGCTACTCATGCTAATACCACAGTAAATGGACTTGGCGAGCGTGCCGGTAATGCTGCACTAGAAGAAATAGTCATGGGCGTTAAGCATCTCTATAACACCGATAGTGGGATCGATCCAAAAGCCTTACTTGGTATATCACGGCTCGTCGAGAAAGCCTCAGGGCGCAGTGTAGCGACTAATAAGAGCATTGTAGGTGCTGGAGTCTTTTCTCACGAGGCTGGAATTCATACTGATGGTTTGGCTAAGAATATTTTGACATATCAAGGATTCGATCCGGCTGAACTTGGCCGGACACATTCGATAGTACTTGGTAAGCATTCTGGGTCTCAGGGTATTCGTAAAGCCTATGAGTTGCTTGGATTATTTCCTACTGAAAGACAAGTTAGATTGTTATTAACTGATGTTAGAAATCATGCTATGGAATTTAAATGTGAACCCTCTGAACAAGATTTGAAAAGATTTCTTTTTGCTATACGATAAATACTTGGCACACTATAATAATACGCCAATGAAAGTATCAGATATTTTTCTCCTTGCCGAATCTAAAGAAATTATGACAGTCCTAGCTCGTCCATTAAATAAAATGGAAGCTAAACTAGCTCAAGAATTCCAAGGTCTATGTTCAGTTATCCATGATTATATTGTTGGTGATAAATCAAAAGAATCATGGACCGATCAACATGTTAAAGAATTAATTAGGTCCCTTAAAAAATTCAAACGTTTCACATTTATGGACCATGCTATCAAAGAACTAGAAGACTGTATTTCTGCATTTGGTAAGATGGGACAAGCTCGTGAGAATATGGTTAAGCATCGAACTAAGATGAATAAACATTCAGATGATATTCTTGCTGCTATGTTAGCTGGAGATTTAGATAAAGTTCATGATGTTTCGACTGCATTAGGTGCACTATTAGATCAAATAGATGCACACGTAGATGTCAACGAGAAAGCAAAACGCCAAATGAAACAAACTTTCACTAGAGAGAATATGGGTTTCTTTAGTGGTGGATCAACAGATATTATAGATATCATTGATGGCAATATGTATAAAAAGATTATCGAACTTGATTTCACAAGTGATATTTTTACATACACAAATTTCCCAGTTAATAAGATGGCTGAAAATCTAAAATATCTTATCGCATTTATGCTCAATTTGTCAACCACTGATAAGCCAAAACGAATTGATAGTAATGATGAATTTAGAAAATATTTAATGTTATCTAAAGCAGGTAGTGATTCATATAAAACATTAATGGATCTAGTTCAAAATTATCTTCAATCAAATAATAAGACCTTGATTCCTAAAATTATGTCTTATATTGAAGATCATCCTGAAATCCGGGATGCTAATAATAAGGCTAAAAAGAAAATTAAAACAGTTTATCGTGGAGTTCCGGCTGATAAAGACGAACGTACCATTTCATCAGCCAAAGCAGTATTATTAGATAAAAAAGAAAAAGTTGTTGCTACCTCGCCAAGTAAACATGCTGCAATGAATTTTGCTCTTCAAAAAGGACATCTAGATTCAGTACGACGTTCTGAACTTGGTTATCTAATTGAATATGAAGTTGATTTTAATTCGATTGTATTAGTAACATATATACTTGGTACTGCTTACAATGAAAAAGAAATTTTAATAGATGCAAGTAAAGCTAAAGTTGTACAAATAGAGGAAGTATAATGAGTGAAAACAAAGCATTTAAAGTTAATACATATGGAACTAGCCCCTTAACAATATTTTCTTCCATGGACAATATTACATTAAGATTTGGTAGTGAACTTCCAACAGAAATAGAACATCCATTTAAAGATACATTTGATGTATATGTTGACTCTAGAGATAAAAATTGGAAAGAATTGGAAAGAATTATGAAGCATAATGGTGCTTCGGATAAAGAACTTGAAGAAACTAGAAAAAAGTTTAATAGTGAATCTTTAGCAGAATTAAGATCTACTCATAGAGATTTAATGAACAACAAAATAAAAGAAGTGACTGCTGTATTATCTAAAATGAGTATTGCTTTTACTAATGTAGCCAAACAAAAATTACTTGAAGTCATACATACTTCCGACGAAGCTAATAAAAAATTAGAAGAAAGTATTGCTGAACTTGCTAAGAGCTACGCCAACCAATGAAAGTATCAATATGAAAACATTTAAACAATTTTTGAGTGAAAGTAAACAATATCCTCCAGAACAAGTTATTGCAGCTTTCACTCAATTGTATAAAGAAACTGGTAATTCTTTAGATGGTGGAGAATGTGGAGATGCCGCATTCATGTATCATCTCCTTAATTCTGAGTTCGAGTACTATGGAATTCTAAGTGATGATGAAGATGAAAACTTAGCTCATATCGTAGTCAAGTATAATGGCAAACTCTATGATGGGCAAGGCGAACTGAATGACAAATATGAATACCAACCAGTCAAATTCAATAAAGGCTCTAATTTTCATACAAGCACATATGAAGACGATGCTGGCCATGAATCTGCTGTTGGCGGCGGTGATGGGCATGGCCAACCACATGATAAAGCAACATACAGAAAACTCTTGGCCATCTTAGAAAAATAACAAACGTAAAATACCTTTTGTGTTATAATATTCACATAATTAAAATAATAAATTTATGATATCGAATTTGTATCTCTGCATTTTTGTAACACTTCTGTTTGTGATCTTTCTTTCATGATCTTAATTTAAGAAATTTTTTAGGGACTCCAACCCTTTAATTAAGACGTTCAATATGTGCGTGCGTGGAGTATGAAAGCGTATGTGCTACAGGCCTTAGCACACTAGTAATAGTAAATTATGGCGGCCCTCTCGACATTATAAAAACTAAAGTCATCCGAGCTTCGGGGCACACTGATGTAAGCGCATCAGAAATAAACAGCAAAACTCTTTAAATCCTTCCCTAACGGGTATTCATTGTGGTACGTTCCACTGCTGATAATTGGCGGCCAAAATTCGACCTTCGGTAAGTCGAAATATACTGTCGTCCGCTTTACGACTATTCACCACAGACCATTTTGTCAATAGAATTTCGTAGCAGAATCTTTTTGATTCTGAACTTTTTCATCCTATATTCTTTCTATTATAGGTGATAGAGAAGAAGCTCGGCTATCCCGAAAATACTAATAAATAAAAGAAACATAAATTAAACATAAATTAAAGTAACAGAAATATTATCTGAAGCAACTCGACCATATGGTCGAGTTGGGCTAAGAGCGGTGAGTACAAGGCCAGAATAGTTCTTGGGGAAATATATGATATTAAGAATGATCATGAATTTTCTAAAGATGTCCTAACTAAGCTACAGAAACAAGCCAAAGAAAAATTAGCTAAGATGGCTGAAGAACATCCAACCCACCTCATGTTCAAAGATGTAAAAACCGCATCTGAATATATGAAAAAAATGGAGCTTCCAAATTGGCCATTGGCTATAGAAAAGGCTACTGGTAACGGATGGGGTCCTAGTCGCAAAACTGCAATTACCTCTGGTGATGTTAGTATGAAAATTCCCGGATATGAGGATATTAAGATCACTGATATGGGTGATGGTAAGATCATGGTTCATGTTGATGCTACAACTGGCCGGACACTTGGAGCAATTGGCGAGGTTGCCTATCTTGACAATGCAGAGCATGATAAAATCAAGACTCTGGTGAGTGATACTACTTTAAATGAATTGCAAAAAGATTCATGGAAGGTGCGCAGCATTATCAGTAATCAAAATGAATTGTGTGATTGCCTTAATGGTGTAAGTGGTGTGTGGAATATTAAAGATGATTATAGCCCTGCTCCCACGATTTATAGTTTTGAACAAATGCAGGAAAAACATGATGCACTGAGTGCCAAACTTGAACTGGTTGAAAAACTAAGTAGCCTTATACTAGGACAAACTGTGGTTTTCAAAATTCAGGAATTCAATGGATTTGAGTGTAACTTTTATGAGTCTAATTTTTTTAAGCATTTAAAAAATTTTTATATGAACTAAAGCCTGCAATTCTCATTGCAGGCTTTTTTATTTTTTATCATGATACATTGCTATATGTATGGTATAATGGACTATTCCATTTGATTTATAGAGGCACACATGAGCATTCATCGTTACCAGTTTAGTGGTGTTCTGGCTCAACCGGCGAAGGTTGAAAAAACTGCACTTTTTTCAGGCAAACTGCTCGATCTTCAAGATGCCTTTGAAGTTATTTTTGATAATTCCAAACATCCCGCCATTGCTGCCAAAATGACTAAGGCATTGCGGCGTGAACTTAAACGTGAACAGGAAAAACTGGCGACCATCATGACCCCCGATATTATTTATGGGGTGACATTTAATGGACAAACTGGAGAGGCATTTGAGGTGCCCTATGGGCAAGCTCCAAAACGCACTATTTATACTGATGAACAGTTTGAAATCATGAACAAACTGATGCACGATAAACTTAAGGTCATTGAAGAAATGCTAAGCTTGCTGCTTGAACAGAGTATTCATTTTACATTGAGTCAGATTAACGACATGGAATACTGGCATTAATTTGTATCAATTACACTTAAGTATCATTTTTACATCTTTTTTTTATAAAATGGAATTAGTTAAAGAATTATTGTTGTTGAATGAAGCTTCAACGGCTGGAAGAGCTTGGGAAGGCAAATTGAAAAAGATTGATGCGCTTTTAGCATGGATGTATGACAAAGACATTCTTACAAAGGGCGAAAAGGCTAAAAAGGATTCGATCTTTAGAGCATACTATCGTTATTACAATGATGGCGATATGCCAAAATCTTTAGCATTAAAAGGATTTAGCAAATACTCAGATAAAGGTTCTATAGAAAAAGCATTAGAAGCATATCTAGAAGATTTTATCAAATCATTACTAAGCAAATATCTACCTAAAGTAGATAGAGCAGAATTTAGAATTGACAAAATGCTTTCTGATCTATCAACTGTTATTGATGTTTCTGAAAGACATGATGCTCACGGCCTGTTAGAGTATTGGTTAAAGACTGTAAAAATTAATGATCCGGAATTAATTTTATCGAAATTAGTAGATGAATTAAAAGAACAATACGACAAGGTAAAAACGGAAGCTGATTCGATTTCTCCATCTACAGACAATCTAGTCATGTCTCATAGACTAGAAAAAATGAAAACAGCAGGCGAGTCAACAAAAACACTTGACAAAAATTGGAAAGCTTGTGAAGATACTATCGATGAAATTACAGCATTCTTAAAAAATCTAGTTGATTCGTTAAAACAACTTAAGAAACAAAAGTTTGGTGAATCAGCAGAATAAACTGATGTCTTTCAGGATCCATAAATAATCTTTTTAAGGATTGTTTATGGAAAATATAGAATACACAAGACTGCCAATAAATGAGCTTCGCAAATGTCAAGCTGACCCAGTTCACTTCATTTCAAAGTATTGCAAAATAGTAAATAGAGATAAAGGTTTAGATTTTATTAATTTGAATGACTCTCATATAGCAATGATTCGTGCAATGCAAGAAGGAAATGCTATCATTGAGGCTCCAAGAATGTTTGGTAAGACGACAATTGAATGTTTATTTGCTCTTTGGTATGCGATATTTTACTACGAAAAAAATATTTTATTAGGCGCACATAATTTTCATGCATCAGTTTACATGATGGAAATTATAAAAATCGCATATCAACATCTTCCAGATATGTTTAAGATTGGCATAGTACAGCAAACCAAACAGAACATGAGGCTAAAGTTGCTAGCGGATTAAGAGCATATATGTTATACCAGTATCTTGAAGCCCATCTTCCAGAATATTTAGCTAAAGTCAGTAAAAATGCCAGTAAGATTGTCAGTACTAAAAAGAAGGCATCCCCGCAATCGATAAAGTCAAAATCACAGATGACGCACATAAAGAGTATGACACTCTGATGAACCGTTTAAAAAAGAAAAGTGGAAAATAAATGAAAGTAATGAAATGAAATTCTAATCGAATGCTTTGATTAGAATTTATTTTAACAAGTCAAATGATGGAAGCAAATCATGAAGGTTGCATTCCACAGATCCAGTTGATTGCCAATCGAAGCAATGACTACAACAATACCAACACCAAGACAGAAGTCACGAGCAATGGCTTTTAATTCTTTCATGATTGAACTCCATGTTTAAGTTAAAGAAATTATAACTTGATATTTTTGGAATGTACATCAATTTTTGACATCACTTTCCTGCCATATAAATAAATCTATCTAAAAGGATTTATTTATATGCTACCAATAGGGTATTCTGAAGAACTTATTAATGAGTTTTTCCTCTGCGAAACAGACCCAGTTTATTTCATCAACAAGTATTGCAAGTTTCAACATCCAATTAATGGATTGGTGTCTATCAATCTATACCCATACCAAATTGATTTAATCAATGCTATGCATCGTGGCAATATTATTTCTATTGGGCCAAGACAGGTTGGTAAAACTCTTATCTCTGCACTATTTTCTCTTTGGTTAGCAATCTTCTGGCCCAGCCAAAATATCTTGATTGGCACAATCAATGTCAATAATGCACAACACATAATGAGCATTATTAGAATCGCACTCAAGGAATTGCCAACATGGTTAATTCCAAAAGTAAATATTAATACAATGCAAAAACTGGAATTTTTTAATGGTTCCAGGATTATATCTAATGCATGCTCCTCCGATAATTTTGGTAGAGGAATTAAAGTATCATATTTAATTTTTGATGAATTTTTATTTGTTAGGAAATCTGTTCAGCAATATTTACTAGGTAATATTGGTTTAACTTATGACCGAGGTGGCAGTGTTGCAATCTTATCTACTATGTCTGATGATGATGAAATCGCTAAAACACTGTGTGATAGTTCGATATTGGAACAGTGTCATATTAGATGGGATGAGCATCCTGAAAGAGGACAAGAATTCAAAAAAAATATGATGGCTGTACTTGGACAGAAAGCCTGGTATAGAGAGTTTGAGTGGGACTTAGATAATGGCGAATGATTATTTAAAAGCGCCAAATGCTCTTTCTGAATATACACCAGAATTAATCCAAGAATTAGTTAAGTGTAAGAAAGATCCCGTGTACTTTATGGAGAATTATGTTTACATACAACATCCGGTAAGAGGGAAAGTAAAGTTTATTTTATACCCATATCAAATAGATATGGTTAAACAACTGCATGCCAATAAATTTAATATTCTGAAAGTTGGGCGTCAACAAGGTAAAACATTGACTGTTGCAATTTATTTCTTTTGGTTTGCTATTTTCCATTCGGATAAATTGGTTCTTGTTGCTAGTAATAAATTCAGTAATGCTATTGAAATTATGCAGAGAATTCAATATGCGTATGAAGAACTTCCACATTGGCTGAAACCGGGTGTTAAGAGCTACAATAAGACTTCAATAGAATTTGATAATGATTCTAGAATGATATCACAAGCGACAACAGCTAATACTGGTCGTGGTCTTGCTTGTGCTAAAATTTTCATTGATGAAATTGCTTTCGTTCGTAAATCTATTCAGGAAGATTTATGGACTTCGATGGCGCCAACATTATCAACTGGTGGCGATTTAATTATTTCATCAACGCCTAATGGCGATAATGAATTGTTTGCTACCTTATGGCGCGGCGCAGTTCTTGGGACAAATGGGTTTACTCCATTCGAAACTTCGTGGGATGCACATCCGGAAAGAGATGCGACGTTCAAAGATAAAATGATTGGCCAAATTGGCGAATTGAAATTTCGCCAAGAGTATGGATGTGAATTTTTATCATCGGATCCATTATTGATTAATTCAATTAAGCTCCAACAACTTAAATCTTCTATGCCTATTATGGAAGATCGCGGATTTAAATTCTGGGGTGAGGTCGATGTCAGAAATTCATACTATGTTGGTGTTGATATTTCAGTAGGCGTCTCTGGGGATTATTCGACTATCCAAGTTCTTGAATTTCCATCAATGAAACAATTCGCTGAATTTAGATCTAATACAATTACACCGCAACAATTGTATGCCAGAATCAAATGGATACTGACTTATCTAAAGGCACCTAAGACTGATCGAGGAAAGTCCCCTGAGGTCTACTGGAGCTTCGAGAACAACGGCGTTGGTGCTTCTATTGTTGCACTATACCAAAATGAAGACAAGTTCCCTGACGCCGTCCTGCTTAGCGATGATGATCGGATTGGAATGAATACTTCAGCCAAATCCAAATTACTAGCTTGCCTAGAATTAAAACGATTAATAGAAAAAACTACTGGAGGTCTCACTGTTAATTCTGAATTACTATTGATGGAACTCAAGAATTATATTTCGAATGGTAAGACAACATATCATGCTAAACCCGGTGCAACAGATGACTTAGTAGCAGCCATGTTGATTGTTATGAATGTATTAAAGAAAGCAGCGGATTATGAAGAATCAGTATTTGAGATGATGTATTCGACTGAGGATGATGATCTTCTTGATAGCGATGATCCTTATGGTAATGAAGCTGCACCAATGATATTTTAAAAGGAACTATAATGAAAT